GGGATATTTTATATCTGCCTTCTGTCAGGAACCTTATTTTCGCTATGAGGGCGTCTCTGCGGAAGATGTTGTAGGAGCAATTCTTCTTGAAAAGATTGTAGATCTTCATTGTAATAAGTGGAAGATTCTTTTAAATCTTCATACAATGTTCAGAGATTCTTTTGCCTATGGCTTTGGAATTGTAGCTCCTTCTTGGAAAAAGAAATTTGGAAAGAAGATTATTTCTGGAGTTCATGCTAATCAAAATCGTTCGAGATCTTTTGAGGAGGCTCTTCTTTTTGAAGGTAATGCCTTGGCTAATATTGATCCTTATAAGTGTCTGCCAGATCCTAACGTATCAATAAGTAATGTTCAGGAAGGAGAATATTTCGGTTGGGTAGATTCTACAAATTATTTAGACCTCTTATCAGAAGAGCAACACTCTGATGGAGGTGTTTTTAATACAAAGTATCTTAGACAACTTAATGGTAAAAGAACTTCTATATATACTACCGATAATTCTCGGCGTAATAGAAATATTAGATCTACTCCTAGTGATACTCATATAGGAAATCCTTATGATCAGATTTTTATGTATATTAAGCTGATCCCTCGTGAATGGGAATTAGGTAAGAGTGAGTATCCTGAGAAATGGCTCTTTAGTCTTGCATCTGATCAGGTAGTTACAAAAGCACAGCCTCTGGGTATAGGGCATGGAATGTTTCCTATAGCAGTAGCAGCTCCTGATTATGATGGATATGGGATAACTCCTGTATCAAGATTAGAAACTCTTTATGGATTGCAGCATACTCTTAACTGGATGTTCAACGCGCACGTGCAAAATGTCCGTAAAGTAATAAACGATACTCTTATAGTAGATCCTTATCTCATAAATGTTCCTGATATAGAAGATGCAAAAGAAGGCGGAGTTGTTAGAACTCGAAGACCTGCATGGGGAAGAGGTGTTAAAGATTCTATAATGCAACTTGCGGTATCGGATGTTACCAGAGGTCATGTAGCAGATGCTTCTATTATCAGAGAGGCTATGGATAAGATAGGAGCAACAGATAGCTGGACAATGGGCAGTCTTAGATCTTCAGGACCTGAACGTCTTACTGGAAAAGAGTTTGAAGGAACTCAGAAGGGTGGTTTTACTCGTCTTGAGCGTGTTGCTAAGATTGTAGGAGTGCAGGCAATGCAAGATATAGGTTATATGTTTGCCTATCATACTCAGCAATTTATGACAGAAGAAGTTTATATTAAAACTACTGGTAGAAGTCAAGAACGCTTGATGATGGAATATGGAGATACTACACATCTTAAGGTTTCTCCTTATGATCTTCTAATTGATTATGATCTTAAGGTTAGAGATGGAAGTGTTCCTGGTGGAAATTATTCAGGAGTTTGGGAGAATATGTTTAAACTTCTTACTGAACATCCTGAGCTTCAACAGAAATTTGATATTATGAGAATTTTTAAGCATATTCTCAGAAATAATGGAGCTAAGAATACTGAGGAATTTATTAAGGTTCAACAACTTCCGGATGAACAAGTTGCTCAGCAAGCTCAGGCCGGAAATATTGTTCCAGCTACTGAGATAGGAGTTTAAGAATGGCAGATCAGACTATTAGAGAACTAAGCACCAATAAGACTCAATTAGGAGAATTTATTAAATACTCTCCTATCTGGAAGGATTTAAAATATGAACTAAATGCTTGGCTTACAGATATCAGAGATCAATTAGAAAACTCTGATGGAAATTTGAGCCCAAGAATTATGGATAGACTTGGAGGGAATGCGGAGACAGTTCGAAATGTTTTAGCATTACCTGAGATATTATTAGAAACTTTAAAATAACTATGTTTAAATTTTGAATGGAGGTATTATGAGTGAAGAAGAAAAAACAGAAGAAGAGTTACTCTTAGATGAATTAGATGAATTAGACAAGCTTTATACAGAAGAATCTGAACCTGAAGATTCTGATCCAGAGTCCGATCCTGAATCTAAACCTGAGCAGGACTCTGATCCAGAAGCAAAACCTGATTTAGATCCTGATCTTAAAGAGGAGCTTAAAGATGAGTCGAAAGAGGATTCGGAGAAAAAATCTGAGAAAACTCCGGAGGAAAAGTCTAAGGAAAAATCAGAAGATCCGAAAGATTCGAAAGAGAAATCTGAAGATGATCGATATGAGAAACTCTTAGAGCAGATAAATGTTCTTAAAGGTGAACTTGCTGAGAAATCTGTAAAAGATCCTAAAGATGAAACGGAGCTGAAATCTGAGGATATTAATTTTCTATCTGAGATTTCTTTAGATGATCTAGGATCTAATCCTGAGATTTTAAATAAAGTATTTAATCAGATTCTTCGAGAGGCTGTAAAGAGTTCTTCTCAGATCCCTCCTCAAACGATTAATAAACAGATTGAGGACTCTTTAACAGCGCATGAGATTTCTATACAGTTTTATAATGATAATAGAGATCTATCAAATGTTAGAAATGTTGTAAAGGCCTGTGCAGGACAGGTTATTTCTGAACATGAAGATTGGAATATTAGTCAGGTTTTAGAAGAGTCCGCAAAAAGAACTCGAGAATCTTTAGGAATTCCGGTACCGAAAGCTGAAGATATTTCAGATCTTGGTAAAGCTTCTTTTTCTGGAGGTTCAAAAGGATCAAGACAAGCAGTTAAGAAAAGTTCTGCACTTCAGCAAGAACTTGATGAAATGTAAGGAGGAATTATTATGAGTAGAGAGATAGAAAGTAATATTAACACCCAGCATGATTTGGAGGGAGTTCCTCGTCATGTCTTGCTGGAAGCTGGAGCTTTAACATATCAGATGAGAGTAAGTGATACTGTTCTGATTGTTAAATCTTCTGGAGCCGATGACGCAGGTATTGTAACGCTTCCGTCATTGGCAGAGGCTGTTGGAAAGTTCTATTTTATCAGTGCACCTACTGGGGCTACTGGTGGAGATATTTCTCTCTATGAGAAAGAAACCGGTTCAGAGCTTGCAACGAATGGTGATATGGATGCCGATGATGATCATCTTATTCTATTTTCTGACGGGACAAAGTGGCGAACTGTCTCAAATGGCGTTGCTGCTTAAGGGGAGGCTATTAAATGAGAATGGGTAAGAGTACTTTAAGTAATCTATTTAATGTAGGAGCTATCATAGGAAAAACAGACGTTGATATCAGTGCTGCAGTTTATACTGCTTTTGTAGATATTCTAACTATTGTTGCTCCAGTCGAAGGGCTTCAGAGTTGTCGAGTTGAGATTGATGTTAATAAAGCGACGACTGGTTTGGATACAGTGGCCACTGCTGCGGATACTTTTGATGCCTGCGTTGTTATAGCTGTTGATGATACTAATTATAGACAGCTTAAAAATGGTACGCAGATTACGGCTAACGGTGATGGATCTCTTGAGATGAGTGAGAATGGTTGGAGTTTTGATCTTGGGCCTCTTAAGGCAAGAGAGACTGTTAAGATTAAGATTAAACTTTCTGCTGAGCGGGATGATGCAGAGCTTCCTTATAAGGTAACTTATATAGGACAGGCTCCCACAATTACTGCTATTGCAGCAGGTTAATATTATTTAATAGGAGGATTTATAATGGCTTTTATGGGAATGCGTTAACTTATACCGGCGCATTTAAAACTACCTAAAAACGGGGGACCTCTTTTAATTAAGACAATCCCGTGCCTAACCGAAAAGGGAGGTCTAGAGACTATGAGCGAAGTAATTGGTAAATGGGAACAGGATAGATTAAACGATATGATATTAAGTGTTAAAAATCTAAATAAACATGAACTAATGAGTGCTATTAATTGGATGGTGCTTGGGGATGGAAGTATAACAAAACCCTCAAGAGGTCAGAGTCGATTAGAGATCTCTCATACAGATCATTTAGATTATCTTCAATGGAAGAAGGCTATTATTGAGAATATTACAGGAGCAGAAATTAAAGATCGACCACCAAGTAAAAGTGTTCTTGCCTATTCTGATAAATGGTCTCAACGATTGAGATCAAAAACACATCCAGTTTTTTCAGGGCTTCGAGAAAGATTATATGGAGTTGTAGGAAGAAAAGCTATTGATATTCATGCTCTGAAAATTTTAACTCCAATGGGATTAGCTATTCTTTATCAAGATGATGGTAGCTATGCTTATTCGGATGCTAGAGGATATAAAGATCAAAATGTCTTAATACATACTCTAGCTTTTGGGGAACTTGAAAATGAGGCTTTAGCAAGAATTATAGTAAAAGCCACAGGACTTATTTTTCGAGTTAATCGAGTTAAAAAACGTGGGAAGATTAAATATCGTTTAAGACTCCGATCTAAAGATATTCAAAAATTCTTTGATTGGATTTATCCATATATAGTTCCTTCAATGCTTTATAAGCTTGGAAGAGGTAGTGAGTGGGAATTCAACTATGATCAAAATTTGAACATAGCTCCCATTTAGTGATATAGTCCGAGCTCTATGGTGACATAGAGAGCCAGATAGAAATATTCTGGTCATTCTTATTAATTTAAGAATAGTAACAAAACTGGGAAATGGTGACTGGGTCACAGATCAGAGGCCCAAGAATTGGCGACAGAAAATACTACAGTTATATCCGAATGGAGATGCTCCATTGACGGCGCTGCTCTCAATGATGAAGGAAGAGGCAGTTAATGATCCTGAATTCTATTGGTGGACTAAGACTCTGGCAACACAGGCGGCGGAAGTTGGAAGTGTTTATACAGATGCTCTTCTGTCATCTGCCTATTCTTCTGGAGGCGTTACAGGTGATATTCTTTATGCAAATATTGCTACTGAGGCAGCTTGCAAGGAATTCCGTTCTGGACATCAGGTTCTTTTGAGGAATACTGATAACTATGCATATGATTGTAATGCTAAGGTCGTCTCTGTAGTTCTAAATGGAGCCTCAAGTTATATTGCTTGCAAGCTTCTGGAAGCAGATCCAACAACTACTGGAATTGCTACTTGTGATAGAATTCTGATTATAGGTAATATAAATGCTGAGGGTGCTGTGATGCCTTCTGCAATTGCTTATGATCCAACTAAAAATTATAACTTAACTCAGATTTTCAGAACTCCTCTGAGTATCACTAGAACAGCTAAGAAAACAGCGCTTAGAACTGGGGATCAGTATATTGAGGCTAAACGAGAGTGTCTGGAATTGCATTCTATGGAAATTGAGAAGGCTATGCTCTGGGGAATTCGTTCTGAAACTGTTGGAGATAATGGAAAACCTGAGAGAACTACTTATGGTCTTATCAGAAATGTTATCGCAAATAGTGGAAATGTTTCTAATTATATTACTGACTCTGGTTATGCTGGACAGTCCTGGCTTGCGGGTGGTGAGGAGTGGTTAGATGCTTATTGTGAGCAGCTCTTCCGGTATGGTTCTCAGTCTCGAATGGCCTTTGCCGGCTCCGGGGTTATTCTTGCTATAAATAAACTGGTTAAAGAGTACGGAAATTATGAGTTAACTACTCAGACAGTTGATTATGGTATAAAGGTTAAAACCTGGGTAACTCCTTTCGGCGAGATCCATATGAAGATTCATCCTCTCATGAGTTATGAAGCTTCAAATAGAAACAATATGGTTATCTTTGATCCGAGAGATTTGAAGTATCGATACATAGATGATACTACTTTCTACCCAGATCCTGATAAACTGAATACTGGTCGGAATAGAATTGATGGAACTGATGAGGAATATCTTACTGAATGTGGCCTCGAGTTTCATCATCCGATTAAAACTGCATTCTTGGCGGGTTTTGGTTCTGATAATACGGTTTAGCTAGTTTTATTAAATAAGGAGGGATTCTAAAAATCTCTCCTTTGTTTAAAATTTGAATAAAGGAGACCAAAATGTATTTTATGACTCTTAAAGAAGGAGGCTATTTAAAGCCTGTTTTTGATGATCGTCAATCACATATTATAGTTGAAGAACTTAAAAGAATACATCCTAATTTTATTTGTGAGTTTGATACAGGTTTAAGATATGATACAATTTTAGGATCTGAGGAAAAAAGTCCTTGGGATACTACACCCTCAGTAGAAGAGAAAATACAAGAATTTAAAGATCTTTTAGAGAGTTATAATAAAGGATGGTAGAATATTTATGAACTTACTTGAAGTTAGAACACAGTTTGTGAAAATTACAGGACGGTATGATTTAGTAACTGATACGTCTTCTTGGGATAATAACGGAGCTGATTTCTTTCTTCAAGCAGGTCAGAATATGA